TGTTACATCAGCTTTTTCTAGTAATGCTTCCTTACCAGGCATCTTACCTGTCAATTGCTTATATCTTAATTGAGCATCTGCACTCATACGAGTTATAGACTTACCTTCTGCCCATGGTGCTAAACCACCAGCTAATCCAAATACAGTAGCTGCAGCTAATCTATCTTCTAGTGGTGCCTTCCATCCTGTAGTCAAGAATCCTGTTGCACCTAACATAGCCATTCTAGGTAGTACTTGCATACCATTAGCTATTTGAATTACTTTACCTAAACCATAACCATATGCAGTAGCTTTACCAAGTTCATATATATTAGCATCATCCCATTCTCTTAGGAATTCAGTTGCTGCTATACCTGCAGGTAAACTTCTTTTAGCTAAACCAGCACCTACTTTACCAAATGTATTTAAAGCTTTTAATCCACGAACTGCTGGATAAAATTGTGCTACTGTTAAAGGTAATGCCGCAACTCCTGCTACAACTTTAGCTTGATAACCTTTTGGTGTATCTAATCCTAAAGTTTCTGGATTATGTTTCTTAGCAAGGGCTTGAAAGTAATCTCTAATATGATCTGCGTAGTTATCTGGATTAGGTTCCATACCAACTTTTTCAACCATCCAATCTCTAAATCTATCCCAGCCGCCAGGTATACTGGACATTAACTCGTAAACACTTTGGACACTTCCATGCATACCATACAAAAATGCATTACCAAATTCTGCACCTTTATCACCACGTGTTCTAGTACTATATTCAGAATCTAATTCAAATGGATTATCATTCTCTAAATCAAGCTTAAATACATTCTCTGCAGTAAACCCACCTAAATGATCATAGGCATTATCTACCTTATCAAGTCCATGATCAAACATAAACTTAAGTTGGGTATTAAGATTTTCGTAATCTTCTTCAGTATTAAATATTGTTGTTGTCATTTATTAATGACCAAAGTATTTTATATTTTCACCTGTACGTGAATTCTTACCAAATAATCCTGCATCTTCTAATTGTTTAACATAACCTGAATCCTGAATAAAATTACCAGATCCGTCATTTCTTACAAAATTTAATTTAAGATATCCTTCCATTGAAAGTTTAATAGCTGCAATAGCTTGTGCCTTAAGTTCTGCACTTGGTGCATTAAAATCATCAACAGTTGATGTGCCCTCATATCCATATTTACTAGAAACTGCTTTTTGAAATAACTGTATTCCTTGATACTCAATTCCACCTGAAGGAATATTACCTTCAGTATTTGTGTACTTAGTTTTAGTTGCACCTGCTATTGATCCTATATTGGGCAATTCAAATGTAACACCAGTACTTGAAACTATTACCCATTTCATAGGTAGAGCATTACCCTCTGCATCTAAACCTTGTGGTACTGATACAAATGTAAATTGTTCTGCATTTCTTCCTTCATTTCCAGGTATCTTCATAGCAGCAGCATTTTCTTTTAATGATATACCGATTACTGAATTAGGATTATTCAATACATTTCTATGTGCTTTATTAATTTCAAATGCCTTTTTTCTAAAATTACTTTGAATTATTGACATTGAAATTTTCGTAGGTATAGTAGTTAATGCAGAATCTTTAGCAAGATATTTTTTAGTTACTCCCTCACTCATATCTGATAAAAACTGTATATGAGATGATAATGCATTTTTATTTCTCATTAATGTTTCTTGATACTCTGGACTTGATTGGTCCATTGTTGCTAATTTTGTTGCTGTACTTGTTAATATAGCTAGAGAAGGAGATCCAGACTCTACTAATTTTAAAAATTGATTTTGGTCAAGACCGAATAAGTTTGCTGCACCCATCATATCTAACTCATCTCTTATTGCATTAAATCTTTCTTGTTTTAATTCTGCAAATTTCCATGAATTAAAGTTTCCATCAACTGTAGCATCATTTCTAGCATTCTGAGATAATATAGATAATCTTGCTGCAGTTACTGCAGGGTTATCAAGACCTGCTAATTGTGGATAAAATTGTTTAAAATTCATTGCAGTTACTCTAAGTCCTGTTGTAGTTACTGCATCCAGGTCATACTCAGGAGTCTGATAAGATAAATCACCTATTTGATTTTGAAAAGTATTATACCCCATACCAGAGTATCTTTCTATCGGTCCTGAAATTGATGCTTTAGTTTTATTTGTAAATTCTTCAACAGATGTATATGGATCACCTACTTTTAAACCACCACTTTGTATTAATGCTTGTGTAACTTTCTGTTGCACTTCATCTCCTGTACCGAGAAAAGTATCAGCTTTAAGATATTTTGCCATTGGTGCCCATATTGATTTTAATTCATTATCTGGTAAATTCTCCCAATCTGTATTATAGTTACCTGCATTACTCATGAAATCTATTTCTGCAGATCTAAAGTTACTTAACTTCTGATTTAATTTTTTTTCATTAGCTATTCTTTCTGCTCTTAAGTCTGTACCTAAACCTCTAAATAATACTACCTGATCATCTGCTTTTTTATTTGCTCTTTCCAATGTTTCAGCCATAGCACCATAGCCAACTTCACCCACTGGACTTACTAAAAAATCACTTAATATTCCCATATTATACTCCTATTTCTGGTTTTGCCATTAAACCTTCCTGTACTGGTAGTTCAGGCATTGGCTCCTGTGTACCCATTTCATCTTGTCTCATTACCATTTCTTGAAATGTTGCATTTTCCATAAACTCAGAATCTTTAGGATCACCTATACCAATTCTAATATTATCTATTTGTGCATCTTTAGCCATCTTTGCAAGTAACATAGCAACTAATGGTTCTAATATTTTAGCAGTATCAACTGTCCATTTACCTTCAATAAATCCAGAGAATGTAATTATTTTTACTAATGCTTCTATAGGTATACCTATACTCATTAACATTAACGTACGTTTGCCATTTGTTTCATCTGACATTTTATCATTTATAAATTCAATAGCATCTTCTATTTTAGCATAAGTTGGAGGATGTTCCCATGCTGCATTACCTGGAGTATTTGTTAAAGATTCTCCTGGTACTGGTGCATCAAAATCATTATATTGAGATTCTGTATATCCAGTATTACCTAATTGTACTTCTTGAATTAATTTATCTATTTCTTTTGACATATTATACCGTTAATTTAATTGCTCTTCTAACCTTACCTGGTTCTTCAAATTCTTCAGCCATATTTAAATACTGTAAATATTTTGCTTGCATATTTATCCATTCATTTCCAGCTTTACCTGATGGTCTACCTAATCTTATATCACCTGAATACCCCTGTTTACCTGTACCTTCCATTAAACCCATTCTTGTATTGCCAAAATTTAAACTAGGTCTTTGTCCTATTAATGATGGTGCTTTTCCTTGCCCAGGTGCACCTTTAACATTATCTCCAAATATAGATTGTACTGCATCTACAGTTTTTTTAACACCTTTAGCTGTGGCATACCAACCTTGTACTGTACTAAACCATGTCATTTATCCTCCTACGGTGATTGCATAATTGCTATTCCAAATCTTCCTAGCATTTCATACATTTTTGTTTTTTGATCTGCGTCTTTAACATCTAATTCTGTTGTTCTTTCTAAAGCTGCTAATGCTGCATTATGTGCTCTATTAGCTGCACTCTCAGAAGCACTATTAACCCACGAAGCCTCATCTCTCCATTGTTGCCATAAATTAGATATAGAATAATTTGATAACTCTAACATATTTTGTGCATTTAATTGATTACTTGCATTTACTGCTGTAGTATTAGCTGTATTAAGTGCTCTTCTCCAAGTAACATTTGACTGATCAATAGTTCTTTGATTATCCGAATTAAACTTTTGTCTTTCATTATCTAATGTTGTATTAAATTGGTTAATAGCTGCCGTTCTATCTGAATTAGCTTTATCTACTCCAACTTGATTTTGTGCATTTATCGCTGCAATTTTATTTGATTCAGTATTTGAAAATTGTTTCATGGCATCAGATCTAGTTGCATTTTGTTGATTCATTTGTGAAATTAAATTATCATAAAATTTATTTACTTCATTGGTACTTGTAGCATTAACTTGTGCTGCAGCATTTGAAGCTGCTTGATCAGATAATAAAAATGCCTGTCTAGTTGTAAGATTAGCTAATGATGTCTGTTGGTTATTAGATAAATTAGCCATATCCATTTGTAAATAACTATTAGCATTTGTTACAGCAGCTTGTTGTCTATTATTTAAATTCTGAAATATCATCTGCTTATAGTTCTCAGCATCTGCTTGAGCAATAGGTATAGCAGATTTCATTATACCTTCAGCCATTGCTTCAGCCATCATTGAACTAGCACCCATACCTCTTTCTTGCATAGCTGCTTTAGTTGCTTCAGCCGCTCCTCTAGCCCATACTGGCATAGGAGTCCCTGCGGCTAATGAGCTTGTTACATCTGTTTGTAAAGATTGTAGTTGACCTCTAACAGTAGCATCAGAAGTAATAGCCCCAGTTTGTGCTGTCATAGGTGCTGTTACAGTACCTGTAGCTGCTGTTGCAGTAGGAATTGCACTACCAACCTGTGCAGCTGTCATTTGTGCTGCTGTTTGTGCTGTAGGTGTTGCTGCTGTTGTAGTCGTAGGTGCAGTTGCAGCCGTAGCAGTAGGTGTTGTAGGTGTTGTAGGTGTTGCTGCTGCTAATGTACCTGTAAGTCCAGGAGTAGCCATCAACTCACTAGTAGCTACTTGTTGTACTTGAGGTGTTATAGTTGTACCTGTAGGTAGCGTAGGAGTCGATAACAATGTCTCCATTAAATTAACAGCTTTTTTAGTACTAGTCTGCTCCGATTGAGCAGGTGTTATAGCCCCTTTTTGTAAAGCTGTAGTATCTGGTGTCGTTGCCATAATTATCTTCCTTGTCCTCTATATTTCTTTTTATTTTTTTTTTGTGATTTATTTAAATTCTTTTTGTGTCTTCTGGGGCGTTTTTTTGGTTTAGCTCTTTCAATAAATGCTTTAAACTTCTTAGCCATTAAGGCTTAGTTGGCCATGTCGCATTATTTACTTTATCTAATGTATCTTTACCTGCAGGTAAGTCTCTTAAATCTTGACGATATGTTGTCATAGCATCAGATAGAGTTACATCGGATAAAGCATAGTAATCAGTTTCAGCTAATAATCTATTTCTTTTAGATCTCATATCAGCTATAGCCCTATCGTATGCACCATCGGCATAGGCTATCTCAGCATTATCCCAGTCTGTTTCCTCTTGAGCCGTAAAGGCTACCTGTATTCCATTGATTAAATGATGTCTTGCCATGTTTCCTCCTTAGTTAATTCCATATAAACAAATATCTCCAGCATCTATGTTTGATCCACCAAAAGTAAATCTAACTGCTGTAACTGCGGCTGTGGTGTTTACATACCCAGCTACATGAGAACTAAAACATCTATCACTTTCACCATCAGTATTACCTCTTGCTATAAAATGTTTAACAAACACAGTAGAACTAGGATCAAACAAATGTAAATATCCAGCACAACAAGAGTCATTATTGGCATTTATATTTACCACTAATTCTTGATCTCCTGTTGCTTGTGCTAAATCTGAACCTGTTGAATAAGTTACCTGTCCATCTGATCCATCTTCATCATGTCTAGCATAAAAAAAGGTTGTTGTTTTAGTTAAATCGTATGAGTGACTAGATGTATCGTCAGAAAAATTTACTTTTAATATAGAACCTGCAACAGCTGGATGTATATTATTCCAAGTAAATAAGTATTCCTTGTAAGTATCATCCAGAACAACATCACTTGTTCCATCAACGAAATCTATAGTTGAAGATGCTGAGGCAGTTTGTTTTTTAATAAACCTCATTTCTCCTAAAGCTGATATACTTCCAAAAGTAGTAGCTGATCTTACACCTCTATTATTTAATTTAACTAAAGCCATTAACTATCCTTAATTCCATAGAGTTTGAAAGTTCCAGCGTCTATGATTCCTGAAGCCATAGCGAACTGTACTCCATCTATAGCAGCAGTTACATTACAGTAACCAGCAGCAAAATAATCTGCTTGATATTGTGCTGAAATATATTGATAGGCAAAAGTTCTTGCCATAAAATGCTTCACATACGTTGTAGAACTGGGGTTGAAAAGATACATTTCTCCAGCACAACTTTCATCATTTCCAGTACCAAGATTTCTAGCAATACCAGTTGCTCCAGTTCCTTGTGCCACATCATCACCAGCTTGATATGCTAAATTAGTATAATCTCCAGCTTCATTGTGTTGAGCATGAAAAATTGTTGTAGTTTTAGTTGCATCATAAGATGAACCACCATCTCTAAAATTTACTGTAAAATCAGCATTTGCTGACGCATGAACATTAATAAACTTAAATAAATAGATAGGATATGTACTATCAAAGACTACATCTGATGTTCCATGAACAAAAGTAACTGTACTACTTGCAGATGCTGTTTGTTCTTTAATTAAAGTCATAGCACCAGTAGGTAAGCTAGATGCTGCTGTAATAGCACTTAAACTATTGTTGTTGTATTTAACTAATGCCATATAATTTTATAACTCCACTTTCGATTGCACCTGAATCAAATTTAAACTGGACTCTAGTTATAGCTGTTGTTGTATTTATATAACCTGC